TCTTTTTTTAGCTCCTCCTAAATCTAAGAAAACTTTCTTTGTTAGTTTATTATCAGCAGTATATCTTAAAGGACAATTAGATAGTCATGCAAAAGGAATGATGGGCCATAGAAACGACAGATGTTTAGTACACTTTGATACTGAACAAGGAAGGTTTCATGCTCATAAAGTATTTAGAAGGGTATTAGATATGACTGGACTTAGTGATGAATGTTATCATACCTTTGGCTTAAGAACATTAAGTAATAAAGATAGATTAAAGTTTATAGAATACTTTTTATATCATAAAGTGCAAGATGCAGGATTAGTTGTAATAGATGGTATAGCTGATTTAGTTTCAGATGTAAACAACTTAGATGAATCTAGTATGGTTATACAGAAGCTAATGAAATGGACTGAAGAATTAAATTGTCATATAGTTACAGTAATACATAGTAATTATGGTAGTGAGAAGCCAACAGGACATTTAGGTTCTTACTTAGAAAAGAAAGCAGAAACACAAATGCAGTTAGAATTAAACACAGTAAATGATGAAATGGTTACAGTTAAATGTAGAAGAAGTAGAGGTTTCCCATTTGATAAATTTAGCTTTAAAATAAATAAACAAGGTCATCCTGAAATAGTTGATGACTTATATGAGGTAATAGAAGATAATAATATAGATGCGACTAAAGCTTACGTTTAATATTAAGCCTGTTCCACACCAGTCAGTCAGAATTGGCAGGAATAATATTGCTTATAAACCTAAGAAAATAATTAATTATCAAGTTGCAATAAGAGCTTTAGCCATAGCTCAATTACCAAAAGGATTCGAAATGATTCCTGCTGGTACAGAAATAACGATACAAAGATTGACTTATCAATTTGAGTATCTGAAATCCACACCTAAGAAAAGAAGAACAGGTAAAGTTCCAAAAACCACAAAACCAGACTTACACGACAATTTAAACAAAGCATTCATGGATGCATTAGAAGGAATTGTATTTGAACAGGACCAAAATATCGTTAAGATAAAGAACCTAGAAAAATACTATGACAAAGAGAATTTAATAACTTTAGTGTTAAAATATTAATATGTTAGAATTGTTGGCTAAGAATCATCTGTTGTGGGTAAAGATGGTTTCTAATATGGGATGTCCTAAACATCTCTGTGAAGATATCGTACAGGAAATGTATTTAAAAATAAATAGATTAGTGACTGATAAAAGAAAAATAATGTATGGAGATGATGATGTGAATAGGTTTTATATTTATGTTACGTTAAGAAACTTATATACTGATTACAAGAAAGCTAAAAACAAATATACCTTTTTCAGTTATCTTGAAACAGATGATGCTGATACAATACATACAGCAGAGTATTTGCATTCAGATGCTGATACAGATAAAGAAGAAGCATTCTATAAAATAACTATGAAGTTAGCTAAAGAGATTAATTCTTGGCACACTTATGATGCTAAACTATGTAACACATATTACTTAGGAAATATGTCTTTAAGGCAAATATCTAAAGGAGCAAACATTAGTTTAACAAGCATTTTTAATTCTATAAAGAACTATAAAGCTATACTTAGGAATAAATTTATAGAAGATATAGAAGATTACCTAAATGGAGATTATCACTTACTTTAAATAAATAAATTATGAAAGAACCAAAAGACAAAAGAACCAAAGCATACAAAGAATGGAAAAAGAACTTTGATGCAGAACAAGAAAACAAATCAAAAGGATTAGGAGATGACATTGAAAAGATTACAGAAGCAACAGGAATCAAGAAGCTAGTTAAGTTTATAGCTGGAGAGGATTGCGGGTGTGATGCTAGAAAAGAAAAGCTTAATAAGATATTTAGACATAATAAGTTAGAATGTTTAACTGAAGATGAATATGATTATTTAACTGAGTTCTTTGCTAAGAACAAGAATGTTTTGAATAATGAAGAAATTAAAAAGTTATATGAAATAAGCAACAGAATATTCAATAAGAAAAATAAACCTTCATCTTGTTCTTCTTGTATCAGAACAACAGTATTAAGATTAAAGAAGTTAGTAGATGCCTACAAATAAATCACTTATAAGAAATTCAAAGCAAGTAAAGCAAGTTATTGATTTTACTGGTATACAGAATGGAAAGATACATCCTTCTGATATTGATGCTGTACTTGAATTTAATAATGATGCCTTAATACTTATTGAAGTAAAAAGAAAGGGGAACAGGATTCCTACTGGCCAAAGATTATTATTAGAAAGGATAAGCGACTCTTGGCATAATCAGGAAAAAGCTATTGTGTTAAAAGTCGTTCATTCTTTTAAAGATGACACAAGGGATATTCCTTTGAATGAATGTACTGTTGAAGTGTGTTACTATAAAAGCAAGTGGTCAGAGAAGACTGGTCCTTTACTTGAAGTATTAAATAAATTAGGAGAAACATGGGATATAAAGAAACTGGCTTTTTAAAGTGGACTTGTTCTTCTTCTTATAATGTTAACGTAAATTATATGTATAATGACAGAAAGAAAGAAAATACCTGTTTACTCAGGAGTGCTGAATTACTTTCCTGATGCAATCAGAGAAATAGCTAAATGTAGTTATGCAGGAAACCATCAGCATAATCCAGATAAGCCTTTACATTGGGATAGAAGTAAATCTGGAGATGAATTAGATGCACTTGCTAGACACTTACTTGAAGCTGGAACAATAGACTCAGATGGTATAAGACATTCAGCTAAAGTTGCTTGGAGAGCATTAGCCAACTTACAAAAGGAGATTGAGAAGGAACATAAAGTTTAACGGATTTTTAACAACATTTAATTAACAAAAGTGTATATTAGCTTAAAATTAAAATTATGATAAAAACATTTGACAATAAAGAATGGAATTATGTGGACCTTATAGAAAGAATGTATGATGATGAGTTTTACTATGGTTACTTGGGTTCTAACGCATTATCTTCATCTTCAGCTAAGAAACTACTACAAAGTCCTAAAGCATATCTTAAATCGCTTAATGTGAATCAGGACGCTCAACCATTAAGAGATGGTAGGCTTGTGCATTTATCTGTACTTGAACCTCAAAAGGTAAAAGACCTAACGATAATCGATGGCTCTAAAGCCACTAAAGCATTTAAACAAGCCGTATTAGATTTAGGTTCAGCTAATGTATATACTAGAAGTGAATTTAATAATGCTAATAGAATAGCTGATGCAGTTCTTAAATGTAAAGAGGTAACAAATTTACTACAAGGAGCTGAGTTTGAAGTACCTCAAGCTTCTATGATAGATGGCTTACCTTTCAGAGGTAAAGCAGATGTATTAAATGGTAATGTTATCATAGACCTAAAAACAACAGGAGATATTTCTAAATTTAGGTGGAGTGCAAAACATTTTTCTTATGACCTACAAGCCGCCTTATATACAAAGATGTTTGATGCAGATGCTTTTATATTTGTTGTCGTAGATAAAGATACAAAAGACATAATGATATGTGATTGTTCAGATGAATTTATGAGAACTGGATTGCAGAAATTAGATAGAGCAATAGAACAGTACAAGTATTTCTTTCAAGATGAAATACCTAATCTGGATAATTATGTAACACATGAAACATTATAAGGGAAAGAATATTAAAGAAGAATACTTTAACCTTGCGATGTATGATTTGGAAGAAGGTATGTCTATAGATGATTTAAGAAACTTACTAAAAGAATATGCCAATCAAGAATTATACTGGGAATGTGCAGGAATACAAAAAGCAATAGACCATATGAGTTTTATGCTTTTAACATTAATGAGTGATAAATTAAATAAACAAGAAATAAAATTAAATTATGCCAATACCAAAGAAGAGACCACAAGAGAATGAAGATGCTTTTGTAAGCAGATGTATGACAGATGCAACTATGAAGCAAGAGTACCCACTAAGAGAACAGCGATTAGCTGTATGTATTAATCAATTAAGAAAATAATAATGGATTTAAATAGTACACTACAAACGAAACAGATTAGAAATTATATGGAAACTTGTTTAGGAATAAATTTAAGTTTCAGAACTAGAAAAAGAAGTAATGTATATGCAAGAGCAGTATACTTTAAATTATGTAAAGAATACACTAGACTCAGTTTAACTGATATAGGAGCTAGTGTTAATGTTGACCACGCTACAGTGATTCATGGTATTAATAATGTGTTTCCTTTAGTCATGCAATACGATGGTCACTTACAAGACCTTTATGAAGATTACAAATATTCTAACAATCACGATGCTGAAAGTATATTTGAAAACTATTCTAGATTATTAAAAGAAAATATTGAATTGAGAGGAAAGGTTGATGATATGAGTAATGATGGTTTATCAAACACCCCTTCATTCAAAAGACTTGTTGATTTGTATAATGATATACCTAAAGAAAAGAAACATGATGTTTGTGATAAGTTAGAAACTATTGTTAAGGTTACTAAGGCATTTCATGAGAGAGATACTGTACAATCTTAAGGCTCAGAGCTGGTGTATAGAAAGAGGATATAGAATATATATTATACCTTTAAACAATAAGGGAACTAAATGTAAAATTGGAATAGAACTTGGAGAGAAGAAAGCAGTAACAAAAGAGATTTATTCTAAGAAAGAAGTTAGTATAGAAATATGGAAACTATTTACAAAATTATATAACAGATGGGAAGAGCAAAACAAAACTCAGCATACATAAAACCTAATGATGGCAGAAAGAATAATGGTAGAAAGAAGGGGGATAAGTATGGGTCAAAGAAACAGTTGATTAAATCAGCTTCACAATTAACACCAGCTAAGAAAGAGAGAATATCTGTCTATGCTTTAAATGCAATGAAAGATGTTTTTGGTAGTGAAGAAGAAGCTTGGAAAGCACTAGCAGAACAAGCAAAGGATTCTTTTGCACACATGAATTTGTTATGGCAATATAGATATGGTAAGCCTCAGGATGGTAATGAAGACAATTCTAAGAAGAAGTTAAATGTACCTGTAATTAATTTCTATGCCTCACATAATCAAGTAGAGAAGTTAGAAGATACAATAGATATAGAATCAGAAGAAGTAGATATGGATGAATTAAATGATGAATAATCTAAAGTTAAACGATAAATATAGTCCTCTGTTTACAGAAAAGAGTAGATACTTTGTATGTACTGGAGGTAGAGGTTCTGGTAAATCATTTGGTGTAGCTGTATTCTTATTGTCATTAACCTATGAACAAGGACATAAAGTTTTGTTTACTAGGTACACTATGATATCAGCACAAACGTCGATTATCCCCGAGTTTATAGAAAAAATAGACTTAATGGGAGTCAATGAACACTTTAGGATTACTAAAGATGAAATTATAAACATAACGACAGGAAGCTCAATAATCTTCAAAGGCATCAGAACATCAAGTGGTAACCAAACAGCCGCCCTGAAGTCTCTAAATGGCGTTACAACGTTTGTTATTGATGAGGCAGAAGAGCTAACAGATGAATCTACATTTGACAAGATTGATTTCTCTGTAAGGTCACAAACTAAACAGAATAGATGTATATTGATATTAAATCCTACGACTAAAGAACATTGGATATATCAAAGATTCTTTCAAAGTACAGCAGTAAACTCAGGATGGAATGGTTCTTCTAATAAAACTACATACATACATACAAGTTATAAAGACAATAAAGATAATTTGTCTGATTCGTTTCTTGAGCAGATATTTGAAATGAAACTAAAGAGACCAGACAAATATGAACATCAGATACTCGGAGGTTGGCTTTCTGCGGCAGAGGGTGCTATCTTTAAGAACTGGAGAGTAGGAGATTACATACAAACAGAAGTCACCTGCTATTGTCAAGACTTCGGATTTTCAGTTGATTTGACAACGCTTTGTAAAATTTCAGTAGATAAAGCTTTAGGTAAATTATATGTAAAAGAAATCTATGGAAAGGCAGGATTATCCACG